CGTGTAGCTTCCCGTTGGCCTGCGTGACGCTGGCTACCGTTGTCCTGGCCACACCGTAGAGGCAGCCAACGTTGTTGGCGATGTTGCCCGTACCCCTGAAGCTTGGTTGGGTGACATCGTCGACGAAGCTCGACGCAATCGTCGGAGTGACCGCCACTGCTCCGACACTAACGGTCTTCGGAGTAAGGCTCAGCGCTACCTGACCAGGCGCAGCGAAGACAACAGCCGGGGCCAGGCTGATGACAGCCGGGGCCATGTCGACGATGCCGGGGCCGTGGGCTGCGTTCCACCGGACGGCTAGCAGGTTGTGATGGGCGAGGCATCCGATGAATGGTTGGTTGGTGGGGAGGCCGCCACCGGTCAAGGCGTTGTAATCGAGGTGAAGAAGCTTGTGGATATGCATGTGCAGGATCGGGCTGGACCCTGACGTGTAAACAGGCAGCGGGTCGGCCGGATGCCGCTGGTCGTAGTCGTCCTTCAGGGCTGCGTGGTCGGCTATGGCACCGGCCTGCCCCTCCGTGATGGTTGTGCTGAGCGGCATATCGCCTCCCCTCTTTTAGGTGAGTGAACCCCCTACGCATGGGTAGGGGGCATCACTCCACGGGGGAGGGCTAGGCGACTCGGGCGAAGTCGGCGACGTTGACGACAAGCCCGCCGTCCATCGGCTGAGGAAAGCCGGTGTCGTAGAAGAACAGCGGGATACGCGTGGTGTCCGTGGTGTCGGTCGTCTTGTCGTAGATGATCATCGCCAGAGCGGAGACGCCGGGAGCGGCAGCGAACGTGATGTTGCCGGAGTCGATGTTGACCCGGTCATTAGTGTTGTCGACGGAGACCGTGACCGAGGACAGCGGGACGCGCTCCGTGTGAAAGGCGACCGTACCAACCGCATCGATCGCTGCCATGGTGGCCAGGTCGGGATTGTCTGCGCCCGTCTTGGAGGTGATGACGATCGCGGCCGCAAGGTTGGTGGTGCCGGCCGTGATGACGCCCGCCGCCAACTTCTGCTTTCCGGTGTTGTATGTGACTTCAGCCATTGGGAGGCCCTTTCAGAATCAGGATGGACAGCGGGACGAGATAGGGGCGCTCCCCCCAGCCGGGGGGATGGGGGGAGCTACCTAGAGACTACGGGGTGTCTACGGTCGGGTTCTGCACGCGGACGAAGTGATTCACGTCGCGGTAGATGAAGCCGACTTCGATCTCGGCCCGGACGGCGAACATGTTCCGCTGCCAGAGGTTGAGCGCCGTACCGCCGTCGTTGACGGTCGCCTGATCGCTGACACTGATCGAGACGCCCTCGACGGTACCGACGAACGCCGAACCCTTCCAGTCGCCCGCGATACCCGTATCGTCGGCGAGAGTGGTGCTCGACTTGAAGGGCGTCTTGGTCTTCGTCACAGTGGCGCCGAGGATCGAGGATGCGAGCACGCCGGAGGGCTGCTGGTTGGCTGTGAAGAACTGGCGGCCTTGCGGATCGACCGCTGTCAGCAGCAGGGAGTAAAGCTCCTGGTTGACGATCCAATCAGTCACGTCACCACCGGCCGCCGCCACCGCACCGAGCACGGCGAGGATGTCGCCGAAGGTACCAGTTGCATCCACGGTCAAGGCGGGGGCTGAGCCGAGGGTATCGAAGCCCGAGCCGGGGACGGCGTCGACACCGTAGACGGTGCGGTCGAACTTCCTTGCCAGAGCGGCGGGGAGACGCTGCACCAGGGCTGAGTAGAGGGTGCCAAGGTCGCGCTTGAACTGATTCGAGAAGGGCACGATCACGGCGATGGTGTAGCCCGTCATGCTCTTCGAGCTGACGGTCGGACGGCTGACCGGCTTCTCTTCGGTTTCCAGTACCCAGTTAGCCACCGGCTCACCGGTGATCATTGGGATGGTCAGACCGGCGCCGGGGAGCGGGATCGTGTTGGCCGCCTGCATCACGGCCGAGTTCTCCAAGACGTTGGACCAGATCTCGGATGAGACCGCCGAGGGGAGAAGGACGCCGGTCGTACCCCGGCGAATATCTACTTGTGCCATGAGGTTGGCGACCTTTCAAAGTTAGGAGTTGAGTGCTGCTGAGAATGCGTCGGCGAACTGGTCGGCGTTACTCTTGCCCGCCGTGGCTCCGGTCCTGCCGTGTCCTACCTTTGCGGCCGGCCGCCTCCCGAGTAGGGCTAGCTGCCTCGACTTCAGACCAGCGATAGCGTCCGTATCCGGTTCGCCGTCCTCGGTCACGTACTTCGCCAGGTTCAGGTCATCGACGAAGGCGACGAGCTGCGCGTCAGTCATGACCGCTGCTAGTGCTGCCTTGATCTCTGAGCCTGCGAGCTTGACGCCGTACTCAAGTTTGGCCTCTGCCTTCGCTGCCTCTACCGCCGCTGTGACCGCTGTGTCCTGGTCTGATGCTGCGGGTTCCACCCTTGCCTTGCCTGCCGCTACTCGCTCGGCTGCCTTCTCTCGCTTCAGCGTGGCGATCTGTACCCGCTGCTGCTCAACGATCGCGGCCAGTGATTCGAGTGTTACACCTTCGGTCTCACCTTGTTCGTCCTGCTCCTGCTCTTCGGGTGCTTCGTCAGGCTCATCCTGTCCCCCACTACCAACCCCGAGCGCCGCCGCGACATCTTCAACCGATGCGCTGCCTGCGTCGAGAATGCCGCTATCAGATTCGGTAGCCGGTGTTGACACAGTTGACCCTTTCGCTAACCCTCAGTCTTACCTTGAGGGTTAGACTACATCGGGTTTTGTCGACATCTCGCTATGTCGGTACGTCGACGTTGTCAGTAGGTGCCGGGGTCGGGGTGGCTGCTGCCCGCTGCGCTGCCCACTGCGCGACCAGATCCGAGGAGTAGCCACGCTCAAGCAGCACCTGCTCATACGGGACACCGGCCGCTAGCTGTATCGCTGCCGTCTCCCACGACGCCTTGTCGCTATACGTTTCCGGTGGAGCCCATGCCACTTGCACGTCAGAGTCGGGACGGGTGCCGCCACCGTTGACGGCCAGGCAGTAGAGGAAGAACTCACGCCACGTCACGCCGAACTGAGCGAACCGATCCGATGTCTTCTTATTCAGCGGGATCTCAGCCATGCGCCGACTCTCACCCGAAGGCGCGTCACCCCCCGGCTCATACCGGTCGATGGGCAGATCAGTCACGGCGGCCATCGACTTGACCAGATCATTCTTGGGCAGAAGGAAGTTCTGCATATCGGCCGGGTCGAACTGACCAACGCGCACGTTCTTACCGCTGAGAAGCCACGTCGTTCCCGGTCCCGACTCCATGTCGCTATCCATGTTGAGCCCCGACTCGGGATCGATCACCGGCTCCTCGCCGAACGGGTCAGGCTGCGGGTTGGCATCGTCGAGGGCTGAGTCTGTGAGTGCGTACCGCTGCGGCCCGATCTGGTAATCGATCGCGGCCATCATGGAAGCGAGGATCTTGTTGATGCCGTTCTGCGGACCGAAGGCGTCGGCGTGTTCCGGCCGACCATACGGGCGGGCAGTCCTGAAGTGGAAGACGGGGATCACACCGGGGACCGGGTTCTCGATCGGGAACGGCTGACCCTCGATCTCATAGGGGACGAAGACAGAGGTAGCCCCGCCGCTGATGTTCTTACCGTAGACATCAGCCGTTGCGTACTGGCTGACGTACTGCTCGACCCGGTCGGGATAGTAGAGGTTGACCCGCTGCCAATAGCCGGGGCCTAACCCGTTGTCGTCATAGTTGCCGAGCACGGCGAAGTTGTGGACAGCCCAGGACTTGCGGCGCGGCTGCTCGGGATCGTAGAAGACGCGGACGCTGGTCGGGTCATGGGTAAACGCCGACACTCCGCCCGGCATCTCCTCGTCGGGCCAGGCGATGAGGTAGGCGTCGCCAAACTCATAGGCCCTACGGTGGAGATCCTTAGCCTCTAGCCCCAGCTCATTGTCATCCCACACCTGCTCGCACTGGGCCTGCTGGCCGGCGTCTTTGCACATGATGCCTTGAATCATGGTCCGCTCGACCAGCACATCAACGGGGGTCCGGGCATAGTTGATACGGAACTGCTGGCCGGTGTTGCCGAGCAACTCACGCAACCGGCGTGAGGTCATCACCTCGGGTGCGGTGCCCTCATAGAAAGCCTGAGCTTCGGCGTATGCCTCTGCCGTTCGTGACAGCTCGGCTAGGGCAGCGGTCACAGCAGAGTCAGTTGGCACGCACTCAGGTTACCGGAGAAAAGGCAACGGCCCCGCGTCAACGGAGCCATTGCGGAGAGCCACCCTCTGAAAGTGACACGCCTAGCGTACAGGATGAGGGGCGAGTCCGTGACGTTGGGGGATCGCCACGGACTCGCCTAGCGACACACTAAACCCTAAATGTGCGGGGAAGGTAGATAACCACCGGTTACTCTTGAGTAACTTGGGGACACACAAGGAAGGGAGACACCATGAAGACTCGACTTGCACTGATCGGCTCGACCGCGCTACTGCTTGCAGTCACGGCCAGCACCGAGATTGCCAACGCGGCCATCAAGTACGCCGGCATCAAGTACTGAGCGAACTCAGGCGACCCGTCTTCTCAGCGTCGAGCGGACGGGTACGCCTAGCCCCAGCATCACCGTGACGCCCGTTCCGACCGCGTCAATCTGGTCATCGTGCAGCACGAACGGATAACCCAGCAGCTCAGCGTCGTACTCGGGCAGCCGCTTAACATGCTTGACCTTCCGGCGCTGGTAGGCGTTGAGTAACCAGCCCGCCCTGACATCCTTCTTAACCGTCTGGTGCTTGGTCGAGTACTTCAGTCCGAGCCCCTCGAACACCTCAGCCCACAGATCCCCGCCCTGATTGATCTCGCAGTAGATAACGGTGACCTCGGGATACCCCTGCAGGATCGCTGCAACCCGGTGACGTAACGGTGCGCCGACCAACCGCACGCGCCACACGTCGCGGACGTAGACAACATCGGTCAACCGGTCATGACTGAGCACAGCAATACCGGTGTAGTCGCTACTCGTCTTCGTCGTGGTCGCCGGGTCAACGCTGAGCATGTGACGGCAACGGGCCAGCACATCGGGACCGGGGTCATCGACGACGATATCCGCCGCGTCCCACATCGCACCATCCTTACCGACCGGTTGATTCTGGTAGTTCTTAGCGAAGGTGCGGGTATGCCGCATGGACTGCAGGTAATCGAGTGGCCACTTCTCCGGCCATAGGCTGCGCTCGGTACCGTCATCGTTGGGCAGCAGCGCGGGGTAGTAGTCAACCTCGAAGGACTCATCGGTGATCCAATGGGCAGGCTCCTCGGTCGAGGTCTTCGCCTTCACCAACTGATGGATGATACTGCCCTCCATCGTCACCGTACCGACCAGCACAACGCGCGCCCAGTCGTTGAGCGGAAGAATCGCATCGGTCAAGGTAGCCAGCCGCTTCTCTGCTTGGAACGCTGAGTAACTGGACTCGTCGGGTTCGATGTCGTCGAGCACGATCAGGTCCGGTCGCTTCTCGCCTACCTTCATACCGAGGATGGCGCTATCGATCCCACGAGCAGCGAAGATGAAGCCGGACCGTTGCTGCATCATGCCCCGGTTGTCCGCTACCGTCGTGCCCCTCCTCCTAACCATCGGGGCGCACAGCTCGGGGAAGTCACGGCGTAAGAGTTCGTTGGTGTCAAGCTCATGCTTGAACGTGGTCAGGTGTCCTTCCGCCTGGGATGCGCTGTCGGCGAACGCGGCCACGAACTCAGCGTGACCGTGTGCCGCTGCCCACATCGGGGCGATGAGGAACCAGACCGTTGACTTCGCCGAATTGCGTGGTGCGATCTCGGCCCGCCGCCACGCCTTCGGCTTCGTGATGGGCAGCACGAAGGCCAGCATCTTGTCATACCAGTCAAGGTGTGCCTCGCTGAAGCTGATCACATCATCGGTCTCGTCGCCGGCCAGGTGATGGCTGAGGTAAACCAGGGCGAACAGTCGAGGGTTCAGCCGAGTCAGCAGCCTCCTACCTTCGGGGATGCCGAGTAGCCGGGCGTCGAAGCCCGCGAGGTAGGCCGACGCCTCGGGACTAAGCCTCACAGCGGTACCAGTGTCATCAACCAAAGCGAGCACAGCGCGAGAACAATGAGCAACGATCCCAAGCCAACCGTTAACCAGGTCGGCTTCCCTACGAGCCAATCGATGAGCCTCATCCTATGTGCGTCACGATAGCCAACGTGACCAGTACGGTGACGCACGCCGAGCCGACGCAGAGACCGATGAGGATAGCGACATCGAGTAGCTTCATCGTCGGCCAGCCCGATACATGTCGAGGTAGAGGGAGATCACAGTGAGCAGCGCGATGCAGCACGCCGCTACTTCAGTCCAGTGCATTCTTCACCCTCGTCTTCCTCGGTACCCGCCCGGTCTCCGATGCGTAGGCCGTCTCCATCCTCGCATCGGTCAGGATGTGCAGTGTCCGATAGGCAGCGACGTACGCGCTGCCGAACTGACCGAGGCCTGGCAGACCACGCGCCACCCTGCCCCGCTGCTCGCGTTCCGCTGCCCGTCTCAGGTCGCCGAGCTGCTCCACGAGTTGTGCCTCGGTCTGCTCGATCATCGACAAGGCCACACCCAACCCGAGTAGCTCAGTCTCGCTGAGCCGGCGTAACGCCCGGATGCTCATGGTCCGCTGCCGCTCCGCTGTGTACGCCGTCACTACCGACGCGTCTTACTCATCAGGTCACCGATGCGCATCCGCTGTTCCTTGATGACGCCCTCATGGTTCTCGTACTCGCAGCGGTTATATTCCTTGACGGCTCGGGTGATGTGCTCAGCCCACAGCTCCTGCCGTTCCCTCGTCATCCCGAGGAAGCGGTCGACCCATTCGGCGGGGGTGGGTTCCTTGCAGTCGCTCATTAGTGCCACCACTCCCTGGCCCGCCACGCAACCCGGTAGTAGGCCTCCTGCACTCCCGGGGGTAGGAGGTCGAGGATGACCTGATCGGCATCGACGTGTGCCCCGCCGATGTCGTTGCCGTCGATGGCATCGAGCTTCGCTATCGCCTCAGCTTCAGTCATGTTCAACCAGTCCCTCGATACGCCACCAGTGAGGGGGCTGCTCGTAGGTCGTGCCATCGTCCATGGTCATCGTGCGGAGTCCTGGTACGACATGACCTAGCTGAGCGACAGGCTCACCAACCGGGCTACACTCTTCACCAGCTACCTTCTCGGCCCACCTACGCAGGGCGAACTCCCGCACCATCTCGGGATCTACCGAGTCACTGAACGGTTGTATCAATGCGTAACTACTCATGCTCACTCATCTCCGCTTCCTTGACTGCTTGGTCCCGTTCGGCCTGTGCCAACAGATCGGCCAATGCCCGCTCCTGCTGTGTCACCTCTACGACGGTCGCCTCGACCATGATCGGTGCATCGACACCGTTGAGCTTCGCCTTACGTTCAATGATGCGGATAGCTCGCTCGATCGCCTTCTCGTCGCCAGTTGACAATGCCTGCAGGTTGATGTGAAAGAGCTTGTCTAGCTGCTCATTCATGGTCTTCCGATAGCTGGCAACGGTAGTAGGTACCACTCGGGCCAACGCTGCCTCTTGCCGCGTGGCCACACTGCGAGCCTTCC